GTTTTGCTGTCAATAAATGCAAACCAAAATCAAATTTGTTATTGGTTTTGGTCTTACAACTTGCACAATAAAACTTTGCGAGATTTGCGAGATTTTGAGTGGATAAGTTATCCGTTTCGTTATCCAATCCCGCAATTTGAGATTCTTTTTGAGAGTCTGTATTTTTCTTGCTTTGTTTTGGGTTCTGTTTTGGAAACTGTTTTGGAAACTGTTCTACACTATTCAAGTTAGCATTAAGTAATATAAAATATTCTTGTTCTTTGTTTTTTGCTTCGCATCTGTCAGCACAATTAAAAAAATTCAGAATTTCCATATTCCAATTTTGCCATCCTCCATTTTTTCTTATTGTTTCATATAACTTGCAATTATTATAATTATCATTGCAAGCCATCTTATGTTGTGATTTCCTCTGAACAAAATTTGTTGTATGTCCAACATATAAATCTTTTATAGATTCATCTTTACAATGTATTTTATAAATAATTGTATTTGAATAATCTATATCATTCTTAGGCATTATATTATTATGTTATATTATATATTTAAATTATCTTAAAATTATCTTAAAATTTTGCGATTTTATTTTAAGATTTCTCGCATCTTAAAATAATATGCAAAAGTATTCAAAAATTATGCTCACAGTTTTTTTAATGAAAAAAATGAAATTTAGAGCATTATGATGACAATTAGATTTTTTGCATTTTTTTTGAAAGTCTAAGTCCCCTTTTGAAAATTGGACATACTATTTTTGTCCATTTTTTAAAAGCCAAAATACTTTATAGACAAGAAAAACAAGGGTTTAGTAGTTGGTTCACCTTACTGAAAAATATGAATATATATGCAATTATTATATTTGCGCAGCATAATGGTGTGTATATTTTGAAGCTTCGCTCAAATAATACACAAAATGGGCGCCCCAGCTTACCTAGAAAACACGTCTCTTTGCATCATTAAAGCATGACTCTTATTTTTTAGGTTGAAATGCATTAGTGATAGCTCTTTGTCCTTGCTTCTGATTATTTGTTTCTCTCAAGAACTCATCAAATAACAAAGTCTTTACTTCGCTATTCTTCAATTTCTCCAATTTATCTTCAAATTTCTCTTCAGCTATTGTCTTCTTCAATTCTTGCACTTCCCTCTTAAATTTTGCAATCTTTCCCTTCTTGTTTTGCATATCCCACATCTTCTCTAATACTAGTGCAAACACCTGCTGAACTGGTTTCATTATTTGATTCGTAATATAATGCGAATAATCTATCTTCAAATTTGATTCTTTTATATATGTCGGCGTTTCTATCTTCTCTCCCTGAAGTGCCTTTTTGTTCGGATTATGAATGTAGACAAAGGGAATTCTGTCTCCTGAACTCGGTTTATTTCCAGGGTCTCTTGCGGTCATTCTATCAGCTAATACTTTGTGAGCAATCTGCTGCGGATTTTTATAGCCCGACCTTAGCGATTTTGTAATTACTAATTTGTCAATAGGATAAGCCTCATTTACAATGTTCCTCAAACAACTGCGTAAGAATTCTGTGGCCTTTCCAATATCTTGCTCCTTCATCAAGATATCAATTATTCCACCATATACATCTTTTACAATCGGTGCATTATCTCGGCGCTTCAATACAATTCCCATTTCCTTGCGTTTGCATTTTTCTGGGTCATCTTCATAAAGCATCCCGACATAACGCTTCTTTGACAAAAGACAGAATGGCATAAAGGTCTTCTCATATTCTAAGTCATGAGGATTCTTCAAGAATTGAGACGCTAAATGACCTGCTTCTTTTGCTAGTTCAATTGTAATCTCTAGCGCCTTCTTGCCTTTTATTGGTTCGCCTGCTGGAGTTTGCAAGTTGAAGGTGAAGAACACTGAGTCAGTATTATGAACAATAAGATTCCCGATTCCTGCTGCGAAATGATGATTATCTGTTGTCAAGTCATATACATAGCCTTGATATGGAATTTCGGTCATTTCACTTATTACTTCATAACTAGGAGTTGAACCAACCTTACAAGAGAGTAATTCTGTTCCTATTTTACAATCTTTTGGTGATATTTCTTTTCCGTCTGGCATCAAAAGTGAGTGGTCATCTGTAACATCTACTTGACTCCCTGAAGTTGTTTTAATTCTTATTATTTTCTTATGAGATGCCAACTTGTGCTTAATTACTCTATGTATTTGCGTCCATCCAAATTCTGTCCAAACCTTAACATCATCATCTAGTTCACAATATTCCTTCTCTTCTTTTCCTGGTTCTGCACATTTGGTCCATTTTTCCCATTTATTATTATATTTTCCAAAATAAGTAGATAATTCATTAATTTCAACAATAATTGATTTTTTGTTATTTATAAGAATTGGAATTTTTGTCCATTTTGCAACACTATCACCATATATGTACTCAGCTTTTGTCAATACTGGACCATATTTGGATGTCTCACATACTGCGTCACCATAAGTCTCCTCTATAATACGCTTTGCATAAGTCAACAATTTACGACCAGTTGCCGTAGTAGATGCAGCAATATCTTTCTCATAAAATGTGCTCGTCCTTGCACCACACTGACCATATAGCGAATTTGCTGTCACTTTGTACCCGAGCTGACGCTTATCAAGCACATTCTTCATAAACTCGTCAGTTTGTTGTGGTATCAATTTCCTGGTGGTCTTACGAGCTAATAAGAGCTCCTCTAAAATAGACGGCATAATCGCTCTGCTACCTTCAGGAAATTGTGCAAAGCGGCAAATCTTGTAGCCACTTTTTACCTTTTCAGCAGCTGAGGTCGCAGATTTTCTCACATATTTGAAAGTATCATAAACAATATCCACATATTCATAACCAGGCAAATTATCATAAATGAACTTTTCACCAGATTCATCAATTTCACCAGTAATTGTTAGGAGTTCATCTTTCAAATTATATTCTTTCGTCCAAACCTTACTATCATGTGATAAATTCTCCGACATCATTGAACTCGGATATAAAGATGCATAATCTACACATGCAACAGGATTGTCTAAATATAAATCACACTTCGGATCTAGAACAATGGCGCCTTCATACCCATCGTCTGAATCTAACTTCTCTAGAACTGGCATTAATGTACCTTTCTCCCTACATTTCTTCGCTACATAACTGGTGAGCTTAATTCCTTGACCGCGCAAAACTAGGAAACTAATCGGAACGGAACAAATAGAAGCCATTTCTACGAATCCAGTCAAGACATCTACTTTGTTCATCAAATAATGGACGAGGTTACAATCCTGAATACAGTATTTCGCAATGATTGCGCGGTCATCTGCTGTCCCATTTGTCATTTCAAATATATCCTTCGGACTAACATCATCCTTAGCTAAACACCATCTTACTTTCTTTGAAAAGTCTGGCTTAATTTCACCACTAATACAAAATTTACCTGCAGATTTATCAACAGTTACAACCTGAAATTTAGCACCATTTGCATAATAATCTGTTGAATGACCGATTTCCTCAAAATGTATATAACTACCTTCTAACAGCCCAGTCATATTTCCAGTCTTGATTATAGATTGCTTCAAATTAACATCATAATCAAGTGCTTTCACATAATCACCGATGAAATAACCAGCTACATAATCAAGTTTATACGAGGTGAGATTCTCTTCACGACGGAAGAAGTTGTATAAATCCACTTGAATACGACCATTCATTTTGATATATTTTAAATCATGCTGACCACTTGCAATCTGAATACTTGTTTCCTCAAGTTTGTATTTCTGTGTATCGCGGTCTAAATTCGCACAAACTTCGCCCTTATTACGTGACAGTTTCAAGAATTCCTGTGCACATCCATTTTCTTCAGCCCGACGAAACATGAACTCATAATCAAACCCAAATATGTTATAACCAATAATAATATCAGGATTTTCATTTTGAATTAGATTTGACCATGCCAATAATACTTCTTCTTCTGTTTGATAACTTTCAAGTTGCGAATTTTCTGTGGAAAGAGGTGAACATGTATTCAGTGCAATACAATGATTCAAATAAGGTTCCTTATCTCCATACTTCAAAAATGTAGAACCAATAAATGTTACTTTATCTCCCTCTAATTGTGGAAAGCACGACACAAATGCTAAATTTATTTCAATTAATTTAAACTCTCTTTCGATTTTTTTATCACATAAAATATCTACA